CCTTCAATGTTACCTGCAAGACCCAACTGAGTCTGGAACGGGCTATAACCAGCCTGAGCAGCCTGGGCACCTAAGCCAAACAGACCAGCACCAAACTGTGTCTGTGCTCGACCCTGTTCCTGTGCTTGAGCAGCCAACTGAGCATCCTGCTGAGCAATGGCGTTGTAGTAAGCAGCCATTTCAGGGTTAGTAGCAGCTAAGTCACCACCTTGAGAGATACCTAAGCCACCACGACCAGTGTTGAATAAACCTTGACGAGTACGCGCCAGAGCAGCCTCACGACCGGGTTGCAGAACAGCCTGCTGAGACTGCATCCACTGCTGAGCAGCCTCTTGAGGGCTTTGAGCAAGATACTGCTCACCAAGACCAAAGAGGCTCTGTGCAGCGCCTAAGCCTTGATCGGCTAAGCCCATGCCTTGACCGCCAGCCTGAGACAGCATACGATCACGGATAGCAGCTAGAGCAGGATCAAGATTATAGCCAGCACCAGCTAAGCGGCCATTCTCGTCAAAGGTAAAGTTAGAAGTACCGAAGCGAGTAGTAACTCCAACGGGACGGAAGCGAGCTTCTTCAGCGGCAATACGGGCAGCTTCTGTCTGAGCATTTGCTGCTGTCCTTGCGGCACTACGTTGAGCATTGCTGCTAAGCGCTCCACCAAGAAGCGCGGCACCTGCGGCAATAAACGGCATATTAAGCCCCTTCCTTCTGAATCAAAACATTATCAATCTTTTCCATGTCTGTCTCGAATGTATGGTGAATACAAAACCAAGTAGAATCTTCTAAAGCCATGATAGTATGATTGATGCCTTTTCTGATGTTAATACAAGCAGGGGCTTCAAATACTTCAAACTTATCGTCATCAAATAATACCCTAACCTTCCCTTCAGCTAAGATACTTAGATGGTCATACTCATGTTTATGTTGACAAGCAATAGCACCCTTGGGAATGCTCATTTGCTTGGCATATAAACCGTCAGAGAAGTGGTGTAGGGTATCAATGTTCATATATTAACGGAGTTCCCAGTAGGAGGCCAAGGCAACGTTAGTGTGTGTTAAGACATACGTTGCACCGATAGGAATAACAATACTTCCCGTTCCAACAGCAGCGTAGCCAGAGGCTCCAGTAGTACGCAGAACCATCACGTTAGGGCCACTATTGATGCTGGCTTCGATAGTAACAGCAACGTTACCGCTGCTTGGGCCAGAAGCAGAAATCTGGAGGATAATAGGCTTGCCTGTGCTATTCGTGTATGTCGTAGCATTTGCGCGGGCAACAGATTGCCATGTCTGACCATTACCAAGAGTATTAGTAGCGTTGGTAGCAGTTCCGCTAAACGAAGCAGCGCCTGTCGAGTGATTGACACTAACAACAGTACCGCCACTGGTGGAGTATAGACCCCAAGCAGTGTCTCCATTGAACAGGTAAGCATCATTCTTACCTGTCTTACGAGCAATTAACTGACCCTCGCCTGTAGTGGCCTGAGTAGCAAATGTGCTTCCCTGAGCAGCCGTAGCAGTTGCTGCGTTAATGTTCCAGCTACCTGTTGCTCCGGTACCGTCCTTCTTAGGGGCATCGTTAGCGATCTGGTCAATCACATATGCTGTAGTGGCAATCTGTGTAGAATCAGTACCAACAGCAGGAGTAGGTGCCGAAGGAGTGCCAATAAGAGTAGGACTGTTCAGGTCAGCCTTGGTAGCTACAGCAGTAGCAATGTTATTGAATTCAGTATCAATCTCAGTGCCTTTAACAATCTTGGAAGGATTGCCTGTGGGCAGAGAGTCTTTACTGGCAAAGTTAGTAGACTTGACGTAATCTGTCATGCTAGTTTCCCGTTCTTAGCTTGAATTTCGAGCTTCTGAATGCTCAGAGCAGCCCCATTGATAGTTGTCTCATAGCCTGTCTGAACAACCTTACCAGACCCAGTTGGATAAGCAACCAATGTCTGTAATGCAATACCGTTAGAGTATTCAGCAATACCATACTCACCAACTCCGTAATAACTAACTCCTTGGCTAGGAATCAATACGTTCTGTGAGTAGAAGTTACTGTTGAAGTCATACCCCCACTTGATAGTCACATACTGATTAGAACCACCAATGACAATCACTGACAGTTTCTTCAGAATAGATGTAACAGAGGGAGCACCTAAGTCAGTATGGTTTGTAAAGTATTGTAACGTGTATGTTGATGTATTGTCAAGATACCCAGAATACTTACTAACATATCCTGCCTTGCCTAACAGAAGTTCCTTGTTAACGCTATCATAGCAGAAGGATTTAGGCTCAATGTTGTCCCATGTAGTAACCCTAGCGGAACCATCTTGAAGCGTAGCCTTCATGTCAAAGCAGTAAACCTCTTTAACAGTTGGCAGTGTCAACAGATAGAAGGAATCAATGGGGCTGTAGATAGCTTTGATGCCACTAGCAACTTCACTAGCAACAGCAGACATCAGATCATCCCTAACGTTCTTGCTCAGATCACGGAAAGGAGCAGACTTCTCTTGGATTGTACGCAGGACACTACGCACACCAGTATCAGATAAGAAGATGACATCAGAGCCTGTGTTAGAAACACTATCTCGTGCAATGCAGCCGATACCAGTAATGCTATCAGCTAAGCTCATAGCAGATGGATCATCAGCCTTAGTATAGACCAAGATATTGTTCCTGCCGAAGATGAACAGGAAGTTATTATGAGAGGCTAAGGCTACAATGTTATCTGCACCGTTAGGCCAATACTGACTAATATCAAGGTAACCAGAAGTTCCCCCAGACCAGATATGTCCAGAGAGCAAGTCAGAGAAGTAAACAGTGTCTTTATTAGCTGAGCTGTTAGCAACCCATAACCGACCGAAGGCAGAGATAGCTGTATTACCTGCAAGAACAGTGCCTGTGTATCCAGTCTTCTCAGACACTCTACGATACTGAGTAGTGCTCACAGCAGGGTCGAACACTAACGGATCATGTCCACTTTGGAACAGATACATACAGCCATTAAGAGTAGCTGCTTGCCAATTGCTGTCAGAGATCGTAGGAGCAGTCCCGCCACCACCGTAGGTAATCTCAGACAACACACCGGAGACTAACTTGAACAGTTTGTTATTACCTGCTGCAATAGTGTATTGGAGTCCAGATTCAGTAAGCAACTGAGCTACCATCTTGACATCGGCAGTGCCTAAAGCAGCTAATGTCTCGTGCTTAGGAGTCCAGCCTTTACGAGCACCAATACGGCCATACTTGTCAATCACACAGTTATTAGCCACTAAAGCAAAGCCAGAGGCTAAATCAAGGGAACTGTCCTGTGTGTTGAGGCCGTAGAAGCCTGGGGCTGTAATGCTGAAAGTTTGTAATTGTTGTGCCATCTTAGACAGCCTCCCAAGAACCACCCTCTACGAATCGAGATGCTTCGTTAGCGATGTAGTCAGCCAGCACACCACGATACAGCGCATAGGCTTCAGAGCTATTCAAACCACCATCCTCACCACGTTCCACCAGAGCACGAGCATAGGCGCCAGCAACGATAGGATCATAAGGAACTTTGATAGTGTCAGTATCGTTCACCAGAGTGCCCGAAGGAACATACAGATCAAAGCTCAGAGTATAGACACCATCGGGAACAGGGAAGAGTTCAACCTTAGAGTCGCCATTAGCATCAATGCCTTTGAAGCAGTAATACCCAGGGGAGCCTTGCTGTGGGGAAGCCGTAGCTGTCTGATAGTGCTCCATCAAAGAGACAGGAATGTTATTCAATTCATTGAGTCTGGTAACATTACGAGCACCATCGACACGGAAGCGGTTACTAGAGCCTGTAATGGTATACAAGGAAGTTCCAGCAACGGTGCTGACCGTGGATGTATTTGTCAATGCAGACCAGTTGTAAGCATCTTCTACTTGTCGCTTAGAATCATTAACCAACTTACCAATCAGCTTGGATAATGTATTTGCTTGGACAGTAGTGACTTCTGGCTCACGTAAGCGAACCAAGACATCATTAACAAGTTCAAGATAAGTCGGCAGAGCCATCTTAGATTCCTTCTTTCTTAATCAACTCAAATGTGCAGATAGTACTAAAAGAGCTTCCTGCTTCGCTCTGCATCTTAACAGTGTCGCCTTCATCCATGACTGTATACGCACCACCATCGAGCTTTACATATTCTTTAGAGTTTACCGTTGTCTGGTTCAACACATAAATATCAGTAGCTGTACTAGCGTCAGTCCAATAGACAGTGCAGTGCTTAGAAGAACCTGTACCATTCATCAGATACATTAGGTTCCACTTGGCATAGTATCCAACAGGAACAGTATACACAGTAGTCAGTGTATTAGCAACTAAATTTAATCCAACAGATACAGGTCTAGTCATGATGATTACTTATTCTTCTTGCCCTTGCTTGTAGCACTACGAGCACCACGAGAGGGCTTAGGACGGGACATACCAGCTTCAGACAAAGCAATAGCAACAGCCTGCTTCTTAGACTTCACAACAGGGCCTCCTTTGCCACTGTGCAGAGTGCCTTCCTTGTATTCCTTCATGACCTTACCGACTTTATCACTCGTCTGCTTCTTCATCTTTAGTCTCCTTCTTAGCCTTACGTGCAGGCTTGTCTTCAGTTTCAACAACTTCGACATATTCAGGGTGCTTACGCATAGCAGCAATATCGTGCTCTAACGCAAACTCATAAACCTCATTAGAGGTGATACACTTAAATTTAGCCATATCTATTATTCTCCCGAGTAGATAAGCAGAAGCCCCCTCAGAGGACTGAAGGGGCAACTGTTTAGTTACTCACTAAATTACGCCAGTAATCCAAGATTACGCCGGGACAGCCAGAGCAACGGCAGCACCGTCACGCAGCTCACCCACACCGTACAGCACGTCAGCCGTGAACAGGGTACCGAGGTATTCCTGCTTGTACTGAGTCTGGGTACGGACACCCATTTGCTCAACCAGCACAGCGAAGTCCTTGTGACCCAGCAGGCAGATACGGGTAGCAGTCGAGCCGCTGGTCGTATCAGCATTGGTGGTCACGAACACCGGAATGCCATAGACATTGCCGATTTCGCCGTTACGGATGGTGTTGCCACCGCCTTGCTCGCCAACGAAGGCTTGCTCGGTGAAGCGGGCGATACCCATCATCGTGTTGCGGGTGCTCGGAGGAACCAGCAGGAAGCGGCCATCCATCGGCACATCCTGATCGTCCAGACGCTGAATGCTACGACGAATAGCAGCGTCCGTCAGAGCAGCCACGCCAGTGTTCGAGCCAGCCACGTAAGCGGTCGTGCCATCAGCGCCCGAGAAAGCGCCGTTGTAGGCGTTCGTGCCGTTACCGCCTTGCACGCTACGACCCAGCTGCACCAGCGAGGTGTCAACTTGACGACCCAGAGCGTAACCGGCATCGTCAGTGTAGAACTGACGCAGGCTCGACAGGGCTTGAGCTTCCACGATGTCCTCGATCAGGCGGCTGTATTCCCAATGCTGGTTGATGGTGATAGCGATGTCACCCTCAGTAGCAGCGATCAGGTTCACCTGAGTGTTGGCGGTCTTGGCCGAAGCGTTACCACGGG